TGGAATAGAAAAAGCAATAGCTAGTTCATTTAATTATGGAAAGCTTGAAAAGGCGGTCAAAGAAAGAGTTGAGCAGATTTTAGTTCCGTTTATTGAGAACTATGATATGTCTGCCTATATAGTAAAATTAGATACCGTTCTTACGGAGATAGTCAATAAATCTAATCTTGTGGATAATAAGCAAATGTTGGAAAATTTCCAGTATTTGATGAAAGAACCTCAGATAACAGAAATGAAATTAACGGATTTGTTTAAGGAATACAAAAAGTTTGTCGCAAGAAATATGGATACCTATGACAGAAAAGTTGAATGGGATGAGTCACCAGAGTATGAGGCAATGACTGTTTTCTTTGAATTTGAGGAGGATCGTGAAAGAAGCTGGAGCTCATTCAAATATGCCACTATTGATTTCACGGTGGATGAAGAGGAACAGCAGGAGGAACTCAACAGAACAATACGTCTCTCTAAGTGGGATGGAGATAGAAAGGATGGATGGGAAATAAGAGTGGACACAAATCCGAATCTGAATTCCCTTAGAAATCTGGATAAGTTTGACTTATTACTCTTAAAGCTGCAGAGAGCGGATGTCAGAATTATTGCTGACGAGTTGAGTGTTGAAGATTATGTATATTCGGACACAAAGCCAGAGCCAACATATGAGTAACTATGAATGGACAACTGAAATTTGATGAATTTATGAATATAACAGAGGAAAAACCACCGGAACATAAGCAAGAGAGAGTTCCGATGGTGGATCCATGTTACTACTGTTTATGCAGGTCATGTATCAATAATGCAGAGAGCCTTACTGTCAATCCAGAAGAAGTGCCATACGACTGGCACCCGTGCTTCTTTTGTGATATATGCAATAATTTTGATGGAGAAAGTCCCGAAAATATGGAAAGGGAAGAATGCGAGGAATATATGATAGACAATTATCATGCAAGACAGTATAGGGAAAAAATTAGAATTGTGGGAGGCACTGAGACAAAAAGCCATGAAAATGGACAATGTGGAGATAGTCCTTGACGGGAAACACGAATATGCTTCATACCTCACAAGACAGTTAGAGGCAGGAAACTATCCAGCGATCAAGGATCAATAAATGAAAGGAGAGATACTATGTTTGAAATTTTTGGAGAATTTGACACGTTTTTAGAATTGAATCAGGCAGCAGAAGGCTTGAAGGAAGAGGGAGATATGGCTTCCCTCCGCAAGCTGGCATCAGAAAACGGCATCGATGAATTTGATACCGAGGCTTATATCAAGGGTGAGATCCCGGACTTAAGCAATCCAATGACAGCCGCTCTCGGAAAACTGAAAAAGGAAAAGGAGGAGGAGAGCGGCAATTATGTGACGACTGCGATCATTGGATATCTGGAATCCATCTGCGATGATATCGACATGGCACTCGCGATCCGAAAAAAGGGAAAGCGTGCCAGCAAAGTGTATGACAAAGTGTATAAGTATGCCAAAGACAACCAGAAGAATCATTGCGGCGTGTGCAGCGATGAAAAAGCCTATCAAATGGCACGTGAATATTATAAGGGGGCAGAGTGATGAAGTTTGATATCGATATTACGCCCTGCCCGGAAGAGTATATCAAGGCAGCAGTCAAACGCCATCTTGTCCGAGGTGTGCCGGGGAGTCTGGATGAAGATATTATCATTCAAAAGGTGAAGGATGGTCTGCTTTGGACCTATCATTATTATGCTCATTCGCACTCTTTTCCAACGTCTGCACTATCTGATGCGGTACGCGAGCAATGCCGGTCACCAAAAGAAATCATTATTGCAGACATGGAAAAGCGGCGATGGTGGACATGGCGGGATGGCAAATGGGGAAAGGCAAAGTGCCGCCCTTGGGATGCGTATTATTTTGATAAAACCATTCCGAAAGATGTAACCGGACATGTGATCGATAAAGAGATGTATGGCATGCATCTCTGGGATATGCAGGAGGAAGTGAATGCGGATCGCTATCGGCAGAAACAGCAAAAGAAAGCGGCCGATCAAAAGCGCTTGATTGATCAGATCAAACCGATTTCCAAAGCATATGAGGACTGGGCGCTGAACCGATTTGTGAATTTTATGGTATTTTCTCCGGAAAACCGGACGGAAGGATATTGTTCGCATTGCAGAAAGAAAGTTCCGATGGAGCATTTGCAAAACAAACAAAGAGTAATTTGCCCGGAGTGCCATAAAGCGATGGAAGCAAGGACAATAAAAAAGATGCCTCAGAGGCAGGAAATAAGTACGATGTATGTCCAGCCGATAAAAGAAGGATTTGTATGCAGATTTATCAAATTTACAAAGACCTGGAGCAATGGAACAGAATATGTCGATCCGCAGGAAAGATTACGTATGTTTCAGGAATATGGAAAGCCGCAGCGCTGGTTTGAGCGGCGCATCTGGAGTTATGGGGAAGACGGATATAGTAATGAGTTCGCCGAAAACAGAGTCAAAGGATGGACACGAGCGATGAACTCACCGACGTGCGTGCGTATAGACCGATACTATTCGGCAAAGTGCCATGTCTACAAACGGACTTTGCCGGCATTGATAAAAAAGACACCGGTGAAGCATTTGACCGGATTGGATGAAATGGCGTTTTTGGTAACCAAAGAACAACGCTATCAGCAGGGGATTTTTGCGTACATAGATATCCTGGATTACTGCGGAAGATACCCGGTGATCGAGTCACTGTGGAAACTAGGATTTGAAAGACTTGCTGTAGATATCGTCTGTAATTCCATAAAAATCAAGCCGTCCCACGAAAACCATAAGGCGTTGGGAATATCAAAGGAATTGTGGAGATATATGCTGCAGACGGATAGACAGCAGGATGCAGGCTGGATCCAGGCAATGCAGCAACTTTCAGGAGTGCATGGAAGTATCGAGGAGAAAGAGGAAGCTATCCTTGTAATGAAGTTCTCCAGACACCGTGAAGAACTTTTTCTAAAAAGAGGACTGAAATTAAGGCGAACGGTGGATTATATCTGCGAACAGGCTAGATATTCAGATCTTACGGAACATACAGCAGCACAGCAGTATGTGGACTACCTTAATATGTCAGACAGGCTGCAACTAGACACAATTTTCTATCCGGATAATCTTGAGAATGCACATGATCAACTGGTAGAGCTGATCAATGATCAGAAAAACAAAAAACAGCTTGCCGAGGCGTCGAAAAAGGACAGAGCGATTGAGAAAGTCTATGAGAAGATCGCAAAAAAATTCTCTTTCGCGGATGAAAAATACATTCTTCGGCCGGCAAAGAGCAATGTCGAGATAGTGCGGGAAGGACAGATCCAGCATATCTGTGTGGGAGCCGGAAATTACACAGAGAAAATGCTCCGGGGAAAGAGCTATATCTTGTTTCTCCGGCAGCAGTCGGCACCGGACAAGCCCTACTATACCGTAGAGATAACGCCGGAGTATGAGATTCTACAGCGTCATGGAAAGTATAACAAAGAACACGAGGAACGTATCGAGGTAGATGCATTTTTAAATCAATTTGTGGAGGAAAAGACACATGGCAAAAAGCATTATGCATGATGGAATGACCTGCTTTTTATGCGGTGCAAATGGATCGATGGATCATCTGCACTGGCATCATATATTCGGTGGTCCCAACCGCAGCTGGTCTGAAAAGTATGGATTAAAGGTGCGGCTGTGCGGGCAGAAATGTCACGAAAACGGTCCGCAGGCAGTACATAAATGCAGAGAGACAGATCTTTATCTGAAAGCAGAGGGGCAGAAAGCATTTGAAGAATATCACGGAAGCCGGGAAGAGTTTCAGCAGATATTCGGAAGAAACTGGTTGTAAGCACCAAATGGCTTTTACATCACGGGTTATAAGTCATTTGAATCATATAGCAGACTGCCGGGGATATCTCCGGCAGGGAAAGGAGCAAAGAATGGAACAGTTAAGTATAGTGATCAATGATATGGAGGATGTCACAAAAGCAATCGATCAGGCACAGAGAAAGGCATGTACGTCGATCGTCGAGATTGGATATGTGCTTCGTAAGGCAGATGATGCGGAGTTATTCCGGCAAAAAGGATATAGCAGTATCTTCGAATTTGCCAAGCAGGAGTACGGCTGGGATAAAGCTCAGACATCAAGATTTATGGCAATCAACCGGGAATACAGCGAGGGCGGGTATTCTACCGTGCTGAAAGCACAGTACGAAGGCTATGGTCAAGCTAAACTGTCAGAAATGCTGCTGCTTCCGGAGCAGATCCGGGAAGAACTTCATCCGGATATGAAACGGGATGAGATCCGGGAAATTAAGAGAGAATATCAGGCGGCAGAGCAGGCGAGACAGTTTGAGGATTTTGGTAAATCCTTTACTCCGGAGGCAGCAGAGGAAAGTCTTTTGGTACAGAGTATCCGCCATCTGTTCGAATTGGACGCATATGCGCGCCGTATCCCCAAGTTGTGGCCGCTGATGAAGAAAAAGGATGCCGGAGAAGACTGTAACGAGCAGGATATTTTTCTTGCTTTGTCCGAAAATGGCTATGGGAACCAGCGAGCCGGATCGTGCATGTATTTCTTCAAGAAGGATAACTTCATCGTGATGCGTGGAATGTCCAAAGAAGAGCATTCTTATAATGAGTTGCTGGAGGCATTATTGAATCTGTCAAGTATCGAATTATCCGAGGAAAATACCTGGTACGAAAAAACGTTTGGTAAAAATCTTCCGGCAGAGGAAAAAACGACACCAAAAATGGTGCCGCCCTCGGAATCCCGAGGGCGAGGGGATGTCAAACCAGTGCCAAAGACGACCGTGGAAAAGCATGAGGAAAAAGTATCAGAAAGCCCGAAAAATCAGGAAGAACATCTGGTTTTGGAGGGGCAGAGTGATATCCGTGAATTTGCTGAAGAAATGCCGATAAGCAACGGAAATTTACAAAATATGGAAGAAAATGAGCCACTTGAAATGACGCCACCCTCGGAATCCCGAGGACGCGAGGATTTTGACAAAGAGAAGAAATTAGACGAACCAACATCGAAAATGCCGGATATAGTACCGGATGTTGTCGATGGAGAATGTCAATACTGTGCCGGCAATAAGGATATCGAGACCAATGACGGATCCTTTCATCTGCACCTGACAAGACATGGTACCGGAAGGATTGAACTTGACAGTGGACTTCGGTATGGAATCATTGAATTTTCGTATTGCCCGATGTGCGGGAGAAAGATGGAAGAATGAAAGAAAAAAGAACAGAGGCAGCAGTATGTGAGGCAGTCGATGTAATCGCAGAAGCGATAGAGCATTATTACATTCCGAAAAAAGTAAAAATTGCCTGGGACGGCTGTTACGCATACTGCCCATCGTGTGGAAACGAGGATATCCGCGACACGGAGTTTCATAAATTTTGCCACGAATGTGGACAGAGATTGGGGGAATTGGAATGATCTATGCACCGGGACAGATATATCGGATGGCGGGTACCGGAGAGTATGCGCGGATCCAAAAGTGTTTTGCGGCTACAGCCCTGTGCCTGATCCGCGGAAGACATCATTTGGTAAGCTATGACAAGTTGTTAGTGCGAAAGGAGATACGATGAATAAGCAGAGCAAAGACGGAATCATCCGCCTGAAAAAGGAAGGATTGAGCAATGCAGAGATTGCAAGAAACCTCAATTTAAAATTAGCAACAGTAATATCCTACGTTACTCAGATCAGAAAGAGTGATGACTGCCCGGAATGGTTTAAGCAAAGCATTAACCAGCGGCGGAAACGGATAGATGATGCCATCGAGGACATTATGAAGGAGCTGGCTGCAGGTTTTAGTCTGGAGGCAGTATCTGAAAAGTATGGTGCATCGAGGAAAACGATTGTAGAACGCATTAAACTGTATGAAAGTAAATTAGGGCAGGATGGTGAATGCGAGGATAATGAACTGCGACTGATTGTAGAAAAGGCGATGATCGCAGCTACAGATCAGGGCAAGGTTTTGGCGCTGGCAAGAGCCGGCTGGAAGTTAAAGGATATTGCCGACGAACTTGACGTGACGGAACAGGTTATAAAAAAGGTGCTGCAAAGATATTTATCAAGGCAGCAGGGTTTGAAAGGAGCAGTGCGATGAAGAGATACAATGGAAAAGTTCGGTTTTTAGAAAGCGATATCAATTTTACTGCCGGTAAAATCTACGAAATCAAGGATGGCAAGATTGCAAATGACCGGGGAGAAAAATTCCCTCTTTATGATGAATTTTGGAATTTTGAGCAGGTAAAGGAGTATTTTGCTGTAAATGGTCAGTATGACAAACAGGGGATTTTAGTGGAGGAATATAATCCAAGTACCTTAAAGAAAGTTTACATAAGCGGTCCGATTACCGGGACAAAAGATTACCTGGAGAAGTTTGAAGATATAGAAACTGCTTTGGTTCTGGTCCATCAAGGAGTGGAGGTAATCAACCCCGCCAAAGTAAACGCCAATTTGCCGGAAAGTACCACATGGGAAGAGTACATGAGAATGTCCCTGTGTATGCTTAGTATGTGTGATGGAATTTACATGATGGAAGGCTGGCAGCAGAGCCGGGGAGCAAATCTGGAATATGCTTATGCAAAGGGCATGGGAATAATGGTGTTGTGAGAGAAAAAAACAAGGCTGCGCTTTAACGATTCTCATATGTTAAAGCGACAGCCCCACTGTTTTAGTAATACATTATGTACATTAGGCATTCGCGAAGAGCGCCCCAAATGGGATCCTGTGTCAATTGTTCTAATGTGCAGAACAGGATCCAGAGGATAAATACTACATGACGTACATGTTCGTTCCTTATAATCATATATTTTTTCTCCTTTCTGGTATTTACAAATAGTATGACTATTATTTTTATTTTTTTTGAACGGAGTTTAATCGGGTAACGAAAACGAACTAAAAGACTGGAGGTAAAGAAGAATGAAATTAGTAAACGCAAAAAAAATTAGAGATTATGTTAAACGAGAGATAAATCCTTACGGAAGACCATTTGAGGGTACGGTATATGAATTTGGATTAAAATTAATGAAGTATCTTGAAAATGCAAGTGTTGATTATGATGTAGATAAGGTTGCGGAGTTACTTGAAAAGCAATCTTGTGATACGGAAATTTTTGAAGAAACACCGACAAAGATACCTGGAGTTTTTTCATATGATTTAAAAACACACAAGATGGTAGAGCTTGCCGATGCAATTCAAATAGTAAGGGATGGTGGAAAGAATGACAATTGATGAAGTAATACAAGAATATAAAGAGGAAGCGGAAGAACAAAGAAAGGTTGCAAAATCACTCAAAGCCGAAGAATATCTTTTTTATGCCCAAAAAAACGAGCAAATTGTGGAGTGGTTGGAAGAACTGAAAGCATTGAGACAGAATAAAAAATGTATTCCTTTTGCAATCCAAATTGATAAAAATTATTTGCAGAAAATTGTGGATGAAAAACTAAAGAGTATTGAATTAGATATTCAGGCAATAAGGAATAAGGCCATTGATGATGTAATGGAAAAATGTGAAATACAAAGCAGAGTAATTTGCGATGCAGAGCAACAAATAGAATATTATGGATTAAGCATTAGAGAACTACGCAATATAGTAGCTGGCTTAAAACAAGAAAGTGAGGCAAAAAATGAAAAATAGCATCAATGAAATCATCCAGGCAGCAGTCCAGGCTTTTGCTCAATGCGACATCATGCACGGACGAATGCCAGATTACGACGACTACTTTGGCGCGGTAAGACTGGCTATGTACATCCATAGCATTTCCCAGATGATAAATGGAAAAGCGCCTGCAGGATAATTGAGTTGCGCCGGCACAACAAAAATCAAGAGGCAGCAGTAGAAAGGAGATTATGCTTTGGAAAAAGATCAAAAAGTAGAAAACGACAAAAAGAAAAAATACCTTTGGGGATATCTTGATGCATGTAAAAGATTGGCCGTTTTAGAAGAACAATTGAAGTCAATCCGGCAGGTGGAACAGGCGGCCAAAACGCAGAAACTCTCCGATATGCCGAAAGGCGGCGGACACCAGACAGATCTTTCCGATTTGCTTGTCAAAATCGAGAATTGGCAAAGAAAGATTGATGAAGCAAAGGTAACCGCAATGAGTATCAAGGTGGATATTGAGACAAAAATCACGGAAATGACGGATCCAAATGAACAGAAGGTCCTCCGAATGCGCTACATAGAGGGAAAAAAGTGGAATGCCATTGCGGAAGAAATGAAATACAGTTGGCGGCAGGTGATCAATATTCATGGTAGTGCACTCTTAAATGTACAAATAAAATAAACATTTCATATTTTTGCATACTTATATGTGCTATTATGATAGTGTAAAGAATCCCCAAGATAGTATCCCTCCACATAAAAGGGCAGTTACCGAGCGTAGCTGCTCTTTTGCATTAGGGAATAGAAAGGCAGGTGAAGGAAATGGCAAAGCTAACGGAGAAGCAAAAAAGATTTTGCGAAGAGTATTTAAAAGATCTTAATGCAACACAGGCATATAAAACGGCGTATCCCAGTGTTAAAAAGGATTCCACGGCATCACAGGCAGGCAGCAGGATGTTGAGAAATGTCAAGGTTCAAAGCTATATTGAAAAACGCATGAAAGATCGTGAAAAAAGAACAGAAATTACCCAGGATATGGTAATAAAAGAATTGGCAGCTATTGCCTTCGCCAAAAATTCAGATTATGTAAAAGTAATTGAGAAACAGGCGGTGATTACTGATGCAGATGGAGTTCGGATACCTTTATTTGATCAGGATGGAAAACCTGTGTTGATAAACGATATTCAGCTCACACTTACAGAAAATCTTACAGATGAACAGATACGTGCCATCGCGGCAGTAAAGCATGGAAAGTATGGAATAGTTGTTGAGCAGTATGATAAAAACAAAGCACTGGAATTACTTGGACGACATTTAGGAATGTTCAAAGACCGTGTAGAGGTATCAGGTGTAGAAGAGGAAAAATCCAAACTAGATGATTTGATAAAACAGATGCGTGGTGATGCGTAATGAGTACAGAGCGTCTGCTCTTATCGGATAAGTATAAAGCGTTTATTCGTTGCAATGCTCCGGTTGAGTTTCTGGAAGGGACTACGGCAGCAGGAAAAACCACAGTTGGATTGTTTAAATTCATGTTAAAGGTGGCAGAATCTCCTAAAAAACTACATATAATCGCATCAAAAGACACGGGAACTGCTGAAAAGAACATAATTAACAAGGACTTGGGAATCATTGATGACTTTGGTGTGTTAGCTGAGTATAACGGAAATGGTACAAAAGATGAAAAAATACCGCATATTTTATATCACACATCCGGGGGAGATAAAGTTATCTACATCATGGGTTATGGAGACAAGAAAAAATGGCAGAAAGCCTTAGGTGGTCAGTATGGCTGTCTCTATATTGATGAGATTAATACAGCAGATATTGAATTTGTCCGTGAAGCATCCATGCGATGCGATTATTTTATGGCGACACTGAATCCGGATGATCCGAATTTGGAAATATACAAAGAATATATTAACTCTTCCAGACCGCTTTCCGAGTGGGAACAGGAGACACCTGACGAGATCATGGAAGAATTGCAGGAAGAACCAAAACCCGGATGGGTACATTGGTTCTTTTCTTTCAATCATAATTTGGGTTTGTCGAAGGAGAAGAAAGAAAGGATCTTTGAGAATACACCTAAGGGTACAAAGATATGGAAAAATAAGATACTGGGATTACGAGGAAGAGCCACAGGATTAGTTTTTCCCAACTTTTCCAGGAAACATCATGTTGTTACGGCAGACTGGGTAAAAAAACAGGTTTCTTCTGGAAATTTGAAATTTAAACGGTTTACCGCAGGGATGGATACATCCTATTCATCCAAGTCAAAAGACACAATAGCAATGATTTTCCAAGGGATTACGGAAGATCGAAAACTAATCACATTGAGTGAACGGGTATATAGTAATGCTGAGTTGGAAAATCCGTTGGCACCATCGGACACAGCGATTAAGTTTATTGACTGGCTGGAACGGTGTCGGGAAGAATGGGGATTTTCAAAGGATACCTTTATTGACTGCGCAGATGCGGCGACGATTACAGAATTGCGAAAGTACAAGCGGCTTCATAGCTGCATGTATAATTTTGTGGAGTCGTATAAAAAGGTTACGATCATCGACCGTATCAAATTGCAGCTTGGATGGATTCAGCAGGGATGTTACTTGGTGGTTGATACATGTACGGAACATATCGGAGAATTGGAACGATATTCCTGGGAAGAGGATAAAGATATTCCGGAAGATAGAAATGACCATACAATAAATGCCAATCAATACGCATGGATTCCGTATCGTCAGATGATTGGATATGAGGAGGCATAAAAGTGAGTTGGAATGATATGACAGAAAGAGTAAAGCGAGGAATAAGAAGCTGGCTAAATGTCAATGCTGCTTCGCCGCTTAGTATACAGATCAATGAGACAATGGATTATGAAGTCAATGCAATCCGGAATCGAATTTGGTATCGTGGTGACAGTAGTGAGTTGCAGCAGTTGTATGAGCAGATTCATAACGGTGTGGATTCCTATAAGTTTTGGGCTTGCAAAGGTAGTCCTGGTATGGAAATCCGTAAAATCCATACAGGTCTTCCGGCATTGATAGTAGATGTACTGGCGGGAATTGTTATCACAGATATGAGCATCAGTATTGAAAATGATAGGTCAACACAAGAATTGTGGGAAAAAATCAGTAAAGATAATAAGTTCCGTAAAAAGATTGAAAAGGCAGTCAAGGAAACATTATATATTGGAGATGGAGCATTCAAGATATCATTTGATGCAGAAATTGGACCATATCCCATTATTGAATTTTATCCGGGCGATCGTATCGAGCTGGTGACAAATCGGGGACGTGTCCGGGAAATTATATTTAAGACAGAGTACATCCATAAAGGAAATAAGTATATTCTTGATGAGCATTATGGTTATGGCAAGATTACATATGAATTGTATTCTGAAAATAAACCGGTATTGCTAAATACCATTCCACAGACTGCCAATTTGGTTGATGTGGAGTTTGGTTCAAAGGATGCTCCGTATATGATGGCGGTCCCAATACAATTTTATGAATCGGGAAAATGGGATGAGAGGGGACAGAGTATCTATGATAAAAAAATAGATTCCTTTGATGCATTAGATGAAGCATGGAGCCAATGGATGGATGCTTTACGAGCAGGACGTGCGAAAGAGTATATTCCAGAGAATATGATTCCGAGACATCCGGAAACAGGAGAGATGTTGAAGCCGAATCATTTTGATAATCGATACATAAAGATTGATGCAGATATGTCAGAAGGTGGAACGAATAAGATTGAGGTTGAACAGCCGGAAATACCACACCAGAGTTATTTTCAGACCTATGTAACGGCTCTGGATCTGTGTCTGCAAGGTTTAATATCTCCATCAACACTTGGTATCGATATGAAAAAATTAGATAATGCCGACGCACAGCGTGAGAAGGAAAAAGCAACGCTTTATACGCGAGATGCAATCATTAACGCGTTACAGGTGGATATTCCTCTTTTAGTAGAAACTTGTATCAAGGCATATTACGAGTATATAAGAGAAAAAGCAAGAGATGTGAAAGTAACGGTTAATTTTGGTGATTATGCAAATCCATCGTTTGAAAGTCAGGTAGAGACTATCGGAAAGGCACGCAGCGGTCAGATGATGTCTGTAGAGGCAGCAGTCGAAGAACTGTATGGCGATGATAAAGATGAGAACTGGAAGAAAGATGAGGTTGGCCGGATCAAAACGGAACTTGGAATTGCAGAGATGGAAGAACCAGCGGCAAATGAAGATCTTTGGATGAATGCGGAGGAAAAAGATGAAAGTATTGGTGGCAAAAAGAACATATCAGATGAGCAGAAAGAAATATGAGGAACTTTTGGAGATAGCAAAAGAGCAGGTGCCACGGGGAATTTACGCCATTGAAAAAAATAACTATGCGGAACTTCGAAATGATAAATGTGCTAGTTCTGCACAGTTAAAAGCAATGATACGATTATTCAAACAACAGGGCTTTAAGGTACATGCGAATGGCAGATGAATATGATGTTGGAAAGGCTTTTGCGGCCATAGAAAAAGAATTGATGGCTTCCATGATTCGCAATATGCAAAATCATAAAGTAGAAGAGGTCAATGAACAGCGCCAGTGGGCAATGTGGCAGGTGGAACAATTAAAGGCCTTGGAAGGATATAAAAGAAAGAATAAAGAGGTTTACGGAAAGAAGTTTCAGGATATCAATAAGCAAATAGATGAACTGATTCGTATGGCAAAAGTAGAAGGCGAGATGAATCAGGAAACGGCTATCCTTCGAGCCATAAAAAGAGGATCGCCGGCAAGACGGGTTCCGGCTGGTGCTTCCGCAGAGTTTTTCCGCTTAAATGAGCGAAAATTAGAAGCCTTACTTACTGCGACCCAAAATGATATGCAAAAGGCCGAGACCGCTATTCTCCGTATGTCAAATGATCGATACCGACGCGTTATATTTAATGCACAGGTATATGCAAATACAGGAGCAGGAACTTATGAAAAAGCGGTTGACATGGCAACGAAAGACTTTATAAGTGCTGGCTTGAATTGTGTGGAATATAGAAATGGTGCACGGCATACGCTTTCAGATTATGCGGATATGGCAATTCGAACGGCAAGCAAGAGGGCATATCTTCAAGGAGAAGGTCAGAAACGGAAGGAGTGGGGAATTGCTACGGTTATCATGAATAAACGTGGTAATCCCTGCCCGAAATGTCTTCCATTTTGTGGGAAGATATTAATAGATGATGTGTGGAGCGGTGGTACTGCAGAGGATGGACCATATCCTCTTATGAGTGCCGCAATTTCTGCCGGGCTGTATCACCCAAGATGCAAAGACAGCCATACTACATATTTCCCCGGAATTAGTACACCACCTGATTCAGAGTGGAAACCGGAAGAGATTGCGAAGATTGAGAAAGATGCAAAGAAAGAAGTCCGACAGCAATATGCGAGAAGACAGACAGAGAAATATGGAAGATTGGCAGAATTTTCATTAGATCCGGATAATAAGGAAAAGTATGCGGAAAAGCAAGAGCAATGGAAAAATGTATGTTTTAAAACAGGAAATGTAGATCAAAAAACATACGTAGAGACTCAAAGGTTGAAAGAGTTTTTCGGAATTCCCAATGATATTACTGAAAAGTGGACAAAAAAGAAAGTTAAAGCAGGTGTTGTGAAAAATACATACGAGTATATATCAAACGGAAAGACATATAAAGTGGACGGAAAGAATGTATTGTTAGATTATTCGGACCATGAAAGAAAAATAGCGGATATAATTGCAATAGAGTCGGGAAATAACGTGGAGATGATTCCTCGAATAAATTTTCCGGAGAAAATTCAGACTCCAGATTATCTCATAAATGGTAGCAAATTTGATTTAAAGACACCGCTAGGTGCGAGTAAGAACACTATATATGGAATGGTAAAATCAAAGAAAAAGCAAGCAAATAATTTCGTAATATGTTTGGATGAAACAGCACTTAGTATGGAAGAGGTTGAAAATCAAATTAATGATATATATAGGTCAAGACATACAGCTTTTGTGGATAGAATTATTTTAGTCAAAGGAGGTAGAATAGAAAAAGCATACGAAAGAAAAAAATAAGAGTTATCTTCGCTCCCGGCAACTCCGAAAACAGAGGCAAAGGGGGGAACAAAATAACTCTTATTAAGATATCTTACCTATATTATATCCAATATTACGAAAAAGTCAACATAAAGGCTTAAAATTGTGTAAGAAATCTAAAAAATAAAGAAGTTGCGCCCGCGCAACAGAAAGGAGGATTGGTATATTGAAAGTTAGGGTTATACATGACTTCCGGGACAAGACAGCAGAATTGCAATTACGAAAAAAAGGAGAGACACTTGATGTAGATGCAAGGCGAGCTGAGTATCTTGCTGATCTTGGATTGGTAGAAGAGATAAAAGAAAATAAAGCAAAGAAGACAACCGAGTAAGGTTGTTTTTTTATTGCCCGAAGGCATAAAACTACGCGGAGACACCGGGGAAGAAACTGTTACGTGAGACACACATAAAACTGTAGTGCAGACAGCACGGAAAAAACTGTTATGGAAGGAGCAAATCACATGAACAAAAAAACATTACCAATCAATCTTCAATATTTTGCTGAAGGAGCTGCCGGAGAAAGCGGTACACAAGGTACAGGCACGGTGGAATCAGGAGCACAGCAGTCACAAGGCGCAAACGGGCAGCAGTCACAACAGGAGCCAACACCGCCACAGGTTAATATTGACTATGACAAATTGGCACAGGTAGTAGCTGGAAAGCAGGCGGCGACGGAAGAATCTGTTATTAAAGGTTTTTTGAAAAATCAAGGGCTTACCAAAGAACAGATGGAAGAGGCTATTGCGACGTTTAAGGAAAAACAGGCAGCAGCTACACCGGATATAGGAGCGTTACAGAATGAACTGCAAACAGCACATGCTCGTGAGCTGCAGGCCAATGTTGAAAAAGAAGCAATGTTTCTTGCGGGAGAGATTGGAGTGGAATTAAAGACGATGCCATACATCCTGAAACTTGCAGATCTTAGCAAAGTGGCAGATGAAAATGGAATCAACAAAGAAACGTTAAAAGAATCCCTTAATAAGGTTTTGGAGGAGCTGCCGGAATTAAAACCGCAGCAGGAACAACAGAGTGGTTTCAGACAGATTGGAGCCGGAGGCGACTCAAACCAGCAGGGACAGCAAACTCAAACACAGCAGGTTCCCAAAAAGAGATGGAATCGCTATAACTAAGAAAGGATGGTATAACATATGCCAAATTTGAATTATGCAGAATCATGGAGTCCGGAACTCCTTGAAATTTTGATTCAGGGGACTTTGACTTCCCCATTTGTAACAACCAACGTAAGATGGCTGGATGCCAGAACGTTTCATTTTACGCAGATGTCCACATCAGGCTTTAAAAATCACAACCGCAATGGTGGATGGAACAAAGGCTCTTATGTACAGAAAGATGTTCCGTTTACATTGACACATGATCGTGATATTGAATTTGAGGTGGATAAAGCAGACGTGGATGAGACCAATGCTACTGCATCCATTGAAAACGTATCACGTGTTTTTGAACAGACCCAGGTTGTACCGGAGACAGATGCGTTGTTCTTTTCAAAGGTGGCTGCAAAAGCGCAGGAATTGAGCAAGTATCATTCGGCTACTCCACGAAGCGGATCCGGAAGTTATACCAAAGCAAATGTTTTTGAAAAGTTAAAAACATTTCTTGCTTCCGGAAAACTTCGCCGCTATAAGGCAAATGGCTCACTTATCATGTACGTAGATTCTTTTATCATGGATCTGTTGGAACAGTCAGAAAGCTTTACGCGTAAGATCGAGATGACCCAGATTGCGGAAGGCGGTGTTGGGATTGAAACCAGAGTGACAGATATTGATGGAGTGACACTCATGGAAGTTATTGACGATGAACGTTTTTACGATCGCTTTGACTGGGAGCCGACGGATGGCGGATTTATCCCTATGAAAGCATCCTACTTAAAAACGGAAGATACCGAAGTAGTATCGGGAAAAACATACTATACTGAATCAGAAGGCAGTTACAGTAAGGTGTCAAGTCCGGCAAAGTCAAATCTTTCCACTTATTTTGAGAAAGTAGAGGGTTCGCATAAGATTAATGTGCTTGTGGCTTGCGGTCAGACATGTAAGATTGTGCCAAAGATTTCCTCTATCTATTACTTTGCGCCGGGGGCACATACTAAGGGGGACGGATATCTGTATCAGAATCGTTCACTTTCCGATGTGTTTGTATTTCCAAATGGCCGTGATGGAAAGATTGATTCCATTTATGTAGATGTAGATACAGAGGAATATACCGGAGAAGAGTAGGGGGCAGATGCTTATGTCGTATGTTCCATATGTAACAAAAGAATACTATTTTGATACTTATGGTGGCATGATCGTACCGGAAGAATTGCTGGAACGATATATCAGGCAAGCATCACGCCATATTGATTCCCTGACTTTCAACCGTATTGTAAGTCAGGGAATTATAAATATGACACCATTTCAGCAGGATATCATCCGGGAAGTGGTATGTATGCAGGCTGAATTTGAGTATCAGAACAAAGACATATTTGACATGATTTTGCAGGGATATTCAATCAATGGGGTGTCCATGCAGTTTGGTGAAAGCTGGAATGTAACTACAAAGAAAGGAATCCCGATGCGAAAAGATGTTTATGAGCAGTTAAGCCAGACGGGACTATGCTGCAGGCTTGCGAGGTGATTGAAAATGTATCCATGTTTAGTGTTAGAGCAATTCTGTACCACGCCAATTGTGTTTTCTTTTAACCGAGAAGGTGTCAATGTATATGGAGAGCCTTTAGAAACGATAACTGTAGAGACGAAGTGCAATTATCAGGACAAAGCCAAGACCATATTGACGGAAGAAAAGAAACTTGTGGAGATAACAGGCACGGCATTGATTCCGGGAGATATCTGTAAGGGACTTCCGGTAATTACATCCGGAAGTGCGACCGTGTTTGGTGTTGAAAGGAAAGTCGTTGAAGGAAAGAAAGCACGGAATCCGGATGGTACAGTAAATTATACGGAGGTGCTTCTAAAATGATTCAATGCAAATCAAAAATTAAATTGAATATGCCCCGAATCAAGGAACTAACTGGAGCGCAAGGGGCAGCACTCGAACAGACCGTAGAGGCGTTACATACAGAAGTGGTACAAGATCAGGTAGTGCCAAGGGACCAGGGTACATTGCAAAATGAAGCTATGTTTGTAAATACGAAAAAAGTAAAACAAGGCAGAGTTAGCATTGTACATAGTACTCCATATGCCAGAAGACTGTATTTTCATCCGGAATATCAATTTAGTAAGGATGAAAATCCGAATGCCAAAGGTAAATGGTTTGAGGACTGGGAACCAGGAGGAAAAAAGGAGCAATTTACAGTAGATGTATACAAAGAAGTGTACAGGAGGTTGGCAAACTTATGATGTTATCACATATACGTGATTATGTAGATCGTCTAGGAATAGCAGAGACTGTGTATATGGGCCAGATGGATGCAAAGTCAAAAAAATCTATTGGCGTATATAACAGTAAACATCAGCATGAGTATCGAACAGCTATTGGTGGCTCCGCTTTGAAATCATATGAAAGTAAATATGTTACTTTGTTGATTCATTGGAATGAATCTTTGCGTGATACGGAAAAGGCAGCAGCTGCTTTGATGAAAGCATTGGTCAATACATACGAGGTAACGGTAAATGATGAGGTAATACAATTTATACTGCCGCTTTATGATATACAGGACGTCGGACCAGATGATACTGGAGTACGGGAGATGGTATTGGAAGTGGTGGTAACCAGTAAAAAAGGAGGACAATAATATGCCAAGTACAAATACGGGAGTATACCCATGTTACAAAAATCAGTTTCAGATTGATACGTCTGCAAATTCAACACCTACAATGAAGGGTATTGCGGACTGCGAGACATTTGGAGTGTCATTTGATAATGGAGTGGAGGAATGGACACCATTTGATACGGAAGGATGGACGCGAAGATTGCTGACGGCAAAGTCGGTTACTGTTTCCGTGACAGCCAAAAGAAACGTCGGAGACGAGGGGAATGATGCAGTAGCTGCTCTGGCATGGAAGAATGGTAGAGATGCCGAAAAAGATTTTCATTGGACGTTCCCGGATGGAACAGTGGTCAAATTTACGGCTGCGGTTATTAACGTAACCAATGTCGGAGCAGGAGATTCAACGGCGGTGGCTCCGCTTGAATTTGAAGTGCTTAGTAACGGAAAGCCAACGATTGAACCAGCAGCATAGGAGGAAAGGGTAGATGGCAAAAGTAGTAGATATTACAGAAAAACTCAACTATGAGGAAAATCCGATTATCAAAATAGGAGATGTAGAATTGGAGGTACAGGATGATGCGGAAACGATGTTGAAGGTAATGGGAATGCTTCCGGAAAGCGGAGATCCATCACCAAGTGTCATTACTACAATGTATGAACTCATTTTTGATGATCAGACACGTGAAAAGATTAGCAAAATGAAGTTAAATTTTAAAGATTTTGCAATACTCGTCTTTTCTGCTATCAATGTGATCTCCGGGGAGGAAGAACCCGGGGGAGAATGATGACCCGTACTACGATTTGATTGATGACTATGATTTGATTCTATCATCTTTTATGTCGGAGTACGGGATTCGTTTATCAAGAGAGCTTAAAACAATGAAATGGGATGAATTTAAAGATCTTTTGATTGGATTAGGACCTAAGACTGCTCTTGGACGTATCGTGACGATACGTTCAGAGCAGGATCAAGATGTTTTAAAGCACTTTACAAAAGAACAAAACCGAATCCGAAATGATTGGCTTCGGAGGAAAAGCAAAAAGGTAAGTGAGGAAGAACTGGCAGAGGTGCTGGAAAGATTAAAAGATACATTTATTCATATGGCGGGAGAGAGGGAGGCCAAAGAGGATGAGTAAAGGCAGGTGAGACTATGGCCGAGAGCATAGGAGAAATTCAATTAGATCTTGTGGTCAATCAAGGGCAATTCAATAAGCAAATGTTAGGGATTTCATCTCTGGCCAAGAAAACGGGAGCGGCTCTTGCTGGAGCATTTGCCATTAAAAAGATTGTCAATTTTGGGAAAGAGTGCCTAGAGTTGGGATCAGATCTTGCCGAGGTTCAAAATGTGGTAGATGTTTCATTTCCAACGATGTCGGCTAAGATAAATGATTTTGCAAAAGGAGCAGCAGCTTCATTTGGATTGTCGGAAACTATGGCAAAGAAGTTTACAGGAACATTTGGTGCGATGGCATCTGCATTTGGATTTACGGAAAAGGAATCCCTAAAGATGTCGACAGCATTGACCGGATTGGCAGGGGATGTGGCTTCATTTTATAACATATCACAGGATGAAGCTTATACCAAATTAAAGTCGGTATTTACCGGAGAAACAGAAACGCTGAAAGATCTTGGCGTTGTAATGACGCAGACGGCATTAGATTCTTATGCGTTGGCAAACGGGTATGGCAAAGTCACATCAAAGATGACAGAGCAGGAAAAAGTAGCACTCCGCTACAAGTTTGTTACAGAACAACTTACAAAGGCATCTGGGGACTTTGCACGAACATCAGATTCCTGGGCAAACCAAACCCGACTTTTGAGTCTCCAGTTTGATTCTCTGAAAGCCAGCATAGGTCAGGGATTGATTAATGCATTTACACCTATTATCAAAGTAATAAATACTGTAATGCAGAAATTAAATGTTTTAATGGAAAGGTTTGCACAACTTACGGGAAAAGCATTTGGCAAGCAGGATACAGAAGATTCAGTAAGCGGCTATGAGGATATGGCTGTTTCGGCGGATAAGGCAGCAGATAGTGCGGCTAATGTTGGAAAATCGGCAAAAAAAGCAGCAAAAGAAGTAAAAAACAGTACATTTTCGTTTGACAAGATTAATAAATTAGATGCCAATAGTTCCAGCTCTCCGGATACTTCTTTTAAGAGTGGGGCAGGTGCCGGAAATGTGTCTTCCATAGGAGACGGAGAAGGAGCTAAACAATCCGGCATGCTTGATGAACTGAAAAAAAAGATAAATCAGGTAGGAGCATTATTTGCAAAAGGATTTAAACTCGGAAGTGGAAATCTTCCTCAAAAAATAAAAAGTATAAAATCACATCTGGCTGGAATTGGGAAAAGTCTGAATGATATATTTACAGATTCACAAGTACAGGCTGTTTTTACAAAATTAGTTGCCTTAATGATTGAAAATGCGGGGAAAATAACAGGTTCGATAGCATCCATTGGAGCAACGATGGCAGATAACCTGATAGGTGGTTTAGATATTTTCCTTCAAAAGAATAAAGGACGAATCAAGCAGTATTTGATATCTATGTTCAATATAATCGGTGAAATAAGTACAATTAAAGCTAACTTTGCAATGGCAGTAGCAGATATCTTTTCAGTATTTGGCGAATATGATGCAAAAAGCATTACGGCATCAATAATCAGTATTATATCACAGGCTTTTATGGGTGTGAATGAACTATGTGCAAAGATAGGAAGAGATATTTTAAACTTTATTACAAAACCGATCATAGATAATAAAGGTTCAATCAAGGATGCGCTAAGAAACACGTTAAAACCATTATCGACCGTATTTCGTTCATTGGAATCGGTTTCTTCCAGTACATGGGATAAGATTCAGAGTGCATATGATCAGTCCGTAAAACCTTTGCTTGATTCGTTGGCAAATGGGATAAGTGGCTGGATGAAGACATTTTTAGATGGATATAACACGTATATTGCACCTGTACTTGCCACGCTTTCAGAAAAATTCAAAAGTGTAATGGATAGCAGCATAAAGCCGGCAATTAATGCAGTAATTGGATTGTTAGGTAATCTGATAGATATTGTTAAGATATTTTGGGAAAACGTGCTGCAACCCTGGGTAAACTGGTGCATAAAAAACATTGTTCCAATTTTTGCGGAGGTTTTCAAACAGGCTGGCAGTATTATTCTTGAAGCGTTTGGAGGAATTAGTAAAGTAATAGGTGGAATTAGTACCATTTTATCTGGAATATGCGGCATAATCAAGGGTGTTGTTCAAGGAGACTGGAAAAGTGCCTGGGAAAGTGCAAAGAGTATTGTGAGTGGTGTGGTGACTGCGATTAAAGGAATATTTACTCCTGTAGTTACGATTATCAAGGCGGCGTTTGCTCCGCTTATTATCTTTTTTAAGACACTATGGAATAGCATTAAAAACGTTTTCACCAGTGTTCCAAATTTCTTTAATACGAAATTTAAAGGAGCTTGGAATAATATTCGAGAAGCATTTACGTTGGAAAATGCTAAAAAGGTATTTGGTGATATTTGGAACGGCATAAAAAGTGTTTTCAGTAATGTGGCAGGTTTCTTTGAGAGTACATTTTCTACAGCATGGGAAAAGGTTAAAGGCGTTTTCTCCGTTGGAAGTAAAGTGTTTAAAGGAATAAAAACAGGTATTGAGATTGTTTTTAAGACGATTGTGAATCATCTAATCAGTGGAATCAATAAGGTAGTAAGCACTCCATTTAATGCAATAAACGGAATGCTGAATAAGATTCATGATATTAGTGTTCTTGGCAAGAAACCATTTAGTGGATTATGGGATAAAGATCCATTGGCCGTACCTGAAATTCCTAAACTTGCAACTGGAGGCTATGTTAAGAAGAATACACCACAGCTTGCCATGATCGGTGATAACAGACACCAAGGCGAGGTGGTGGCACCGGAAGATAAACTGCTCGCAATGGCAAGTCAGGCAGCAGAATTATCGGGATCTGGGGGAATGACAGCGAGAGTAGTCGAACTCCTTGAGATGATATTGTACATTCTTGAAAAATTAGACTTAACACTCTATGTTGATGGAGAAAAATTGAGCCGGAATGTAGTAAGGAATATTAACAGACGTACATCAGCCACGGGGCATTGTGATATTGTTATTCGATAGGAGGCGGTGAGATGGCATTAAAAGCACATACGATATTAGCTGACAAGACTGGGGAAGAACTTCCTTCTCCAGTCTCGTTATCTATTGGTAATGAGATTATATGGAGTTCCAATACTGGTAGAGCATCTAGTGGGAAAATGGTCGGAACAGCGATTGCAGAAAAACAAACAGTGACAATTAACTGGGGTATTTTAACAAAAGCAGAGATAAAAAAGATTGAGACTAATATACCAAAAGGCTTTATAAAACTATATTTTCTCGGAGAGGAATTAGAAGTTTATCGTGGAACGTTGACCAAAGAAGCCCTTGGGTATATTGGTGATGGCATCTTTTATTATAAGTCAGCTTCTACAGATATTGTTGAAAGATAGGAGGACTTACGAATGTATCAATTTGATCGGAATTATGCGGAAGCCAAACTAACAATAGGTGCAGTCGAATTCACAAGTTCAGAATATTCTATTGAAACAATTAAAATAACAAATGGTTGTTATGATGGAAATGCAGTTGGTGTTGGAAGTGTGTACATCCGACATGCAGAAGTAACGATGGAACGAATTCGAGCTGTTCAGAAAGGTACACCTATTTCTATATCATTTAAAGTAAATGATTTATGGAGAGGGCATGGAGAATATTATGTAAAAGAAGTTCCAGTTGTAAATGGTGATAAGATGACATTACAATTGCAAGGAATTCTATCTAAATTTGAGGATATAGAATTGGTGTTTTCTGGTGGGAAACAGACATATACCTTGAATGATATGAAAGAACAGGTGGAATCAATTACCGGATGTCAGGTTGTATTTTTGCCGCCATTGTCAACAGAAGAGAAATCGACATTTTTAGGAAGAGAGTGTTGTTTTTTAAAAGATATCAGCACCTTTGTAAACGGTAGCGATGAGGCGACAGGAGTTAATGTTCGGAGTGCCTTGTCCGGTTTGGCTACACTGTTTGGTGGCAATGTCTATGAAGAGCATGGGTATATTTATATAAAATCAAAAACTTTTCATGCTGCCGATCCATCAGTAATATCAAAAGATGATATTAGTGGAGATTATTCCTTTTCACAGTTGACGTATGCTGTACGAAGCCTTAATTTGAGTTTCCTTCCATGGAGTATTACGGGTATGTTTAATCCGCCTAATACGAGTAGCAGAATATTTACGACAGGATATCAGGGAAATGAACGTGTATCGAATCTTTTGTTAGGATCGCAGATAACAGATCATACTTTGTATGATTATACAATTGAGTGTGACTGGTTAGGTTGGACAAGTGATGGTTCAAAGTTTGATCATTATATGACACCCGGAGGAAGAATCAGTGCTTGTTTGCGGCAGGGGGATTTGGTTTATAAATCCGGAACATTCAATATTATCGGATATGAAATAACGGGACAAATTAAACCAGGGAATATTATAAAATTCGAAGTTCAAGAGGAGACAGATCCAATCAGTATTTATTGCGGAGAAGTAACCTTGGAATGGGATGGTGGTTTTAAAACAACCGTTTCTTGTAATTGCAATATAGAGGAAGGGACTGCGTCTTCATCATCTGGAAATTCGTCAGCGTTAATAAGGGCGGCAGAGCAAGAAGCAAAGATTAATTTGTATAAACTTAAATTTGCGGATATTGAGCTGAGTAATATTAAGGATAGTACCATTTCCGGAAGCATATTCAAGGATGGTACAATCGAGGGATCGAAAATAAAAGATTCAACAATTACCGGATCTCTTATTGCTGATTCGACAATAAAAGGGTCTAATATAGAAGAGGGAACAATTACCGGTTCCAAAATAAAGGCGGCAACAATTACCGGTGCCCTTATTGTAGATGGAACTATACGAGGAAATCACATAATGGAGTCCAGCATTGATGGTAGCAAGATTGAGGATAGTGCGATAACGGAAAGTAAAATTTCCAATTCGTCAATCACAAACTCAAAAATCAAAGATGGAGAGATTGAAAATGCTAAAATCAAAGATTCCACATTGACCGGGGCTAAAATAAAAGATGCAACGATTGGATTTGAAAAGGTTGATAGTTCGTTTATCAAAAATTTGACGGCTGATAAAGCATACATCGAAAATCTTAAAGCATCAATTGCAGACATTGGATATTTGACTGCGGATGAAGCGAATATCAAGTATGCAACAATTGCTTCATTGGAAGTCGTAGATGGAAAGATTGACAATTTGGAAACAATCGCAATAACAACAAATAACCTTAGTGCCAAAGTAGCAGAATTAGGTTATTTGAACGCAGATACCGCAGATTTGAAGTATGCCAATATTGAACTTTCCAATATTGATGTGGCAAATGTCGGTACATTTTTTGCTAACGTTGGTTTGATTGACAGGGCAACAATCGTAGATGGACACGTTACTGGTTTTTTGGATAGTGTTGAAGTAAATGCCAACAAAATCACGGCAGGAACGTTGGTCGCTGACAGAATACTTCTTAAAGGTTCAGAAAAGGGATTATTATATGCCTTAAATAATCTTGGAGAACTGACTAGTAAAACGGTAGATACTCTTGACGGCTACGTACTTACAGACCGTACTATCAATGCAGACAAGATTGTGGCATCGTCGATTACCACTAATGAGTTGGACGTAGATAGTATTTTTGCGGATAGTGCAGTTGTCGAACGGATTTTCGCCCAAAACATTACTGCTACTGGTGTAATTACTGGTGCTACGTTGGTTGGTGCTTCGGTGTCAGCAGATAGAGGGACAATCGGTGGGTTCGGGATTTGGGATAACTGGCTTGTTGGCTCATACGATGATGAAAAATACCATTATCAAGTAGATTTGAATACTGATAAGACATATGGAACTAAAAACGGTGCATATGCAATATATGCCCGCAAAGATAATATAAGCACAAACAAAACTGAAAGTGAATGGTATGTTACATACGACGGTTATATGCACGCCAAAACAGGAGAAATTGCTGGATTTAACTTTAATAATGATGGATTTATAAAAGAATCAAACGAAGAGACAGTAAAACTTATATGTTATGACAATCTTAATGGTGGAGGGCTTTATGTTAGCAGAAGCAATACTGTATTTGGCTCTTTAAATGCTAGTGGTATTAGCTTTTCGCATACGGATACGAATGAGTATGAAAGTTCATTTCATTTAAGTTCTTCAGAGTTTTCTTTTGCTGATAAGTTAAGCGAAGAATCTTCCTGGCGTCATCCTTTTGAATTTAGTATTGGACAAGGAAGAGATGCGGATGGGAATTATGTACATGACCCATATTTTAGGGTTAGTGTTCCAGCGTATTTTAGTACATTGGAGTTTTCAAGTTTAAAATGTAGTAATACTATTATCAACAAATCTAGTGCGATAATAAACGTGCCTACAACGATAAGAAATGCGTTAAAAGTAGAATCAGACCCTAGCGATGCTGAAAAATCGTATGTGCGAATAAACAACCATGAGGTACAATTACACGCGATGAATTCGAGTGTTGAGTTTTATCTGTCCGCATATAGTGGAAGTTCTAACAAGTTTAAATTGTATTCTACAAATGGAAACATTGTTGACATCACAGATACAACGTCAATGACAGTTACGCCAAAGGTTACAGCAAGCAAAGGAATTGCAGAACAAGGGTATGATGTAATCGGTTGCGAAGTGACAACAAGTGGAGATTTTACTTGTAAAAAATATAGAGATGGAAGACTTATTGTTGAGTATAAAAAAATACTTACAAGCAAATTGTCACTTTCAAATACTGACTGGAGTGGAATACATTATGCACAAGCAGAATATGCGTACAAATATTTTCCTGTTGGATTTACAGAAACTCCATCTGTTACTTCTGGTATTGCTATTGCAGATTTAACATGTCCATTTTGTACTCTTACAATAGAACAAATTACTAAATCTTATTTTGTAAGAGCAATTGTTTGGACAATTGGAGATATTAGTGGTTATGAATTGCCAGTTGGAACAGTAATAAGTGCTACATTTACCGGTAGATGGAAATAAAATATTGAACCAGTAATGGACAATATAAATAAAATTTAATTCAAGGAGGTAAGAAAGAATGCAACCAAAGGAAATTACGATGACAGATTATATTGTTAATAAACTGTCGTCAGAAATTAAGGAGTTAAAGGTTCAATTGGCACAGGTGGAATTTTCTGCGATGGTTTACAAAGAAAAGTACGAGGGACTTTTAAAAAACCAAGAAGAAAAAAACGAAAATGCAGAACAAGAAACGGAGAGCGAATAGCTCTTTTTTTAGTTGCGCTCGCGCAACGGAAAGGAAGGAAAAATGAGAACAATTTATGATGGTTACAACGTAATAGTAGGAGCGATAGTCACACTGTTTACGGCAATATTCGGTGTATACTGGTATGTTTTTGCCGCGTACATGGTATTGAATGTCTTTGACTGGCTGACGGGCTGGTATAAGTCACGCAAACTGAAAGAAGAATCCAGCAAGAAAGGCTTCTGGGGAATCCTCAAAAAACTTGGCTACTGGGTGATGATTGCGGCGGCATTTATTGTAAGTACCGTTTTTGTGAAGCTGGGACAAGATATTTTACATATTGACTTGGGATTTTTGAATTTGATCGGTTGGTTTACATTGACGTGCTTACTGGTCAATGAAGTCCGAAGCGTGATTGAAAATCTTGTGCAGCTTGGCTATAATGTGCCGACCGTGTTAATCAAAGGATTGGCAGTGACGGAACAGTTAGTAAACCAAGCAACAGACTTTGCAGAAAAAGAGGAGGATGACGATAATGAGTAA